AAAAAGAACTTGACTCGATATGATGTATTGAGTAATATGGTGTCATGGTCACTTTACCAGAAGAGTTCGTCGTTTCCAAGTTTTACCAATTCGCAGGTTCGCCAAAACATAATAAAGGGTCGAATACTTATCAAGCGAGTTGCCCAATATGTAGAGAAGGTAAATCTTGGTTAAAGAAAAAAAGATGTTATTATATTGTAGCAAAAAATACAATATATTGCCATAATTGCGGTTGGAAGGGAAATCCTGTTAATTGGATAATGGAGTTGTCTGGCGATTCCTTTTCAGATGTAATGAAAGCATCTAATGAATACGACAACGTTGACATTGAGAGGTTTCAAGTAAGCACAACCAAAAAGAAGACCGATTACGAATTGCCTTGTGATTGTATTGACTTGGAAGACGATGAACAATTGCAGTATTTTGACGATGATTATGTGGTAGAAAAGGCAATTCACACTCTAAATGATAGAGGACTTTTAGTTGCAGTGAATAGGCCGAAGAAATACTACGTTACCCTTAATGACTATGTTCATCAAAATAGGCTTATAATCCCATTCTATGATGAAAATTCAAAAATAGCATTCTATCAATCCAGAAAGTTGTTGGAATCTGATCAAAAGCCTAAATATCTTTCCAAAAAAGACGCTGAGAGGTCTGTTTTCAACATAGACAATGTACAGGAGAAAATTCCCTATATTTTTATCACAGAAGGTCCATTGGATTCAACCTTTATAAGAAACGGAGTCGCTTTAGCTGGAATATCGGAATCTGGCTCAGAAACATTCACAGATAAACAGAAAAGCCAAATGCAATTGTTTCCTCTACATGAACAGATTTTTGTATTGGATAATCAATGGAACGATACAGCATCTAAGAAAAAGACCAAATGTTTAATTGAATCTGGTAAAAAAGTATTCATTTGGCCAAAGGAATACGGAAAATTCAAGGATTTGAATGATGTTTGCGTTGCATATAAACTATATGAATTTCCCTATAAATTCATTTTGAAAAATTCATATGATGGAATGAAGGGGAAGATTAAATTGTCCGAAATTAAGTGATTAATCTTGATCACCAGCAATCAAATATCCTTTGAGAGCTTCCGCTAGACCACTAAGCTCCACAGCAATACGTGAAATTCTACGATGTTCGGAAGAGGCAATTTTCTCAAATAAGGTATCACAGCCAGCATTGTGAAGTTGTGCTTGAACAGAAGTATCGTTAACACCGTTAACGTATTGAACGAATCTTTCAATTTCAGCAACCCATTCGGAAAGAGTATTTTTTTGTTTAGCGAGTGATTCTTTTCTAATAACTTCCACTCTACCAGCATCAGAATCAAACGAATCAGCGGAAGTTCCAGCATCGAGTTCCGCTGACATTGCAGCATTTTCCGCTTCTGGAGTTGCAGCAACAGGAGCCGCTTCAACTTCGTCTTGTTCCAAAAGTGTATTGAAATATTTTTCGTAGATTCCCATAAGATTATTTAGTGATTGTTGCTAAATATTTATATCAGATGAGAGAAAAATTTAACATCCTAGTGGAAGATGACCAAAAAATATATAATAAATGGGTCAAGGGCATAGCAAAACAAGATGCACCATCTCAAATTATTACGGTTGATGATGTTGTAAATAGATATAGAAACACTCTCGACCACAATGCTCCAAAGCAACTTCCATTTGGATTGGATTCGTTATTAAACAGAATCGGAGATATTGTCACAAAAGTTGCTGATATTCGTTTCGATCTCAACCGTGCATTGAAGAACCCTGTAATATATGAAAATAAACATAGAATCGATGCGGTGGAAAAGTTAAATGAAAAAATGGATAAGATTCAACAAATTCTCTTTTCAACAACAGTTGAAATGAATAAAATTGTTGAAAATTCGGATGAAGATGATAAAATCTAATTCATGCCTAAAGAAATATTAAAAAAACTGATTTATAGTCTCGCTATAACTATTTCCGTTTCAATTCTCGGTGGTCTTTTCTGCCTTAATTTTGGATTTAATTTCTGGATTACAACCTTATTCTTTTTTATTTTACAATTCATCGGATTTTATTTTTATGGTGAACACGTAAAAAGGAGAAACGCTATAATAGAAGCTGAATTGGAAATGATTGCAGCAGCAGAACTAGCTAAAATAACGGCTGATGTTGTCTGCCCATGTGATAAAAAGGTTCAAAATAGAATTCCAATTGAAATGAACGTTGATAATTCTTATACTTGTTCACAATGTAATAAAAGAATTGGTGTTATTGTCGATGTTAAAACCACATTAAAAACAGAACCATTGGAACAAAATCCATTAGCCGATCCCTTAGTGATTAAAAACGTTGAAGAAGCCATAAAAGATCCAACACACAATGATCGAATTTGATATCCAAAAAAATTCTGGAATTGCACCAGAAAAAACAGAGGCTGATTTACCAAAAGCGGATGATGTGAAACTATTTTTCGAGTGTCATTTCAAAAAAAATGTTGATCAGTATATGATTTTCAAAAAAAATCAATTCAAGAACCCCAATAAAGAGTTTATGAATGATTTTATTAACAAATTGGAGAGTTTTGTTAAACAAGATAATAAAGATGAGGTGAAACATCAGTCGATCAACTTGACCTTTGATATTATCAAGAATGCTATAAAACTTTTGGGTGAAAGCAATTCCTTACCAGACAATGATAAGGTTAAGGCATTCTTCGTTTCTTTTGTCCTTTCCAAATTTTTTTCTTGATATTCTTAAGAAAAAAGTTCATAATGGCGTTTCAATTATGAAAAACACTATTAAATTTAAAACAAAAGAGAGTGATCTAGAAATGAATAAAGATACGTTTATTCGTTGGATGTGTCTTGTGGAACTTATTCTTCTCACAGAAGAAAAAGCAGAAGAACTAAAGTTGGATTTAGATAAATTTGATTGGGTAAAGCCAATTGCATTTAAAAAATATATCAACGATAGATTTAAAAGTATGGAGGTTGATATTGAAGCGGAAGCCAATTCAAAGAAACCTTTATTGAAACCAATGGATAAGTTGGCGATGATGAATAAAAATATTGATCTAATTCACTGATCAATAATATCCACCGTATTCCAGAGTATCATTGATAGACATATCAAAAACCTTTTCTTTGGATTCTGTGTCTGAATCTTGTGGATAAGATGGATCTCGTTGTGGAGGAGCCACCAAAGCACCACTCAAATCACCATAAAACGTGTCATCATGGACTTGAGCATTTCCTTTTTCTTGAGGTAAATTTTCAAATGAATGCTCAAGTCTCTTGGCCTTTAAGAGCCATATATAATGACCAGCGAGCGGGTTTATTTTTGAATTGTCTTCATCACAACGTTCTGTGATTTCGTACATTTTACCATCACGCTCACCAGGTCGATCTGATCCATATTCCACCAATTTGAACACGTCTCCCGCTTTTGGTTCGTAATTAGGCGGATAATGTACATAAAAAGAACTAATGTGCAAATAAGCTGTTACTTGATCGTCCGATTGATAACCAAACTTGGAAAGAATTAGTGAATTTTCCGTTAGTGTGAAAAGCATTATCATTTCTTTTGGAGTTTCAAACTGATTTAATGGCATTTCACCGTAAGTATTATCCGCTTGTTCTAAATTATATAAATTCTTGTAATAAAGAATTTTTTGACCATATAAATCAATTTGTTCTCTCCAATAGTTGCTATATAATGATCTTTCTGCTACATTTTTTTCCTTGTCCGTGAATCTCACAGTTGATGCAGTGTATTCCGAATAATTGTTCGGATACGTTCTAATGCAATTTACTCCGTTGTATTTGTCGTATGTGATCATTTTTTTAAGATGAATGATTTGGTAGGCTCATTCCATATAATCATAATTCCAGTATTTCCGAGCTTTTTAGGTTCCATTTTAGATACACTGTAAATTCCGTATTTTTTACATATTTTTCTCAATTGAACGATATTTAATGGAACATTTACAGTTGGGTTATTTTTAATTCTTTCAACTTGCTGAATAATGCTCATGTCAGGTTTATGCATATCTGGAACGGTCTGAGCATGTTTTCTGTTAAATGGATCTAAAACAACAGCTCTTCTATGTCTCATGCCTTTTGTTTTCTTTTGCATTGGCATGAACATGTTTAAATAGCCACCATTCCACGTTTGTTCCAATAAAACTGAAAATGTATTTGCGAATAATCCCATAGGATTATTTAGTTAAAGTTACTCTGCGGGTGCTTTTGCTTCTGGAGCCGCTCCACCACCAGCAGCAGCAGCTGGAGGAGGTCCAAATGCAGGAGGAGCCTCACCACCTCCACCGCCAGCAGGAACACCCTCACCTCCACCAGCAGGAGATGCAGGAGTTCCAGTAGGAACAGCACCACCAGAACCAGCGGCAAGAGGAACGCCTTCAACAGCTTCGCCTCCAGTTTTCCACATAGGTCCATTTGCTTGAATTTGAGCAAGTTCAAACTCAAGTTCTTTATCTTTTTTCAAGAATGCTCTATTTGCTAGAATTTCTTGGTCACTCCATCTCAAGTATTTCTTTTGAGCATATGTCTTAGATATGGATTCATTTTGAACCATACTATTGAATGTATTGTATTTTATTTCAGCTTTTTGAGCTTCTCTCATTTCAAAGAAATTGGTTGGGGGAGTAAATCTAAGCTCAAAATCATTTTCCTTCAGATCGTATTTTTCCCAAAGACCCTTTAATTTCAAGTGAACAATGAATGTATTCTTAATGCTTTCTGTAAAATACATTTGACTTCTCATAATGAACTTTGCGAATTTAAGTTCTTCTCTGAGCATTTGCATACCATCATTGTATCCAGAATCAGGTGATATTCGGTTCACTGGAACCTTGAGGGATTTATAAAGCTTCATTACGAAGTAATCTAAATCAGGAAGGCTGTTAAGTTGCGGTCCTTCTGCGAGAGGAGTGACACTTGTTCCTTCGGAACCTTGTCTTTTTGCAAACCAATAATTGTCCAAATAGCTTTGAGGATTAAATTTATTGACTTGTCCAGCTTGATCAACGTCAAATGTTCGCTTTGACCAATATTCTTGGATCATTTTTCTCAAATATGCCTCTGCCTTCGGTGCTGGCATTGTTCCAACATCAACGTTGAAAACAAGTCTCGATGGTGCTCTTGCAAGTCTATAGATGACAACACTATCCTCAATAAGAGAAAGTTGTCTATACGCTCTTCTTGCATTTTCAATAAATGGAAGTCTAACAGTTTTATTTTCGTTCCAAATACCAGAATTAACATATGTAACTTGATTCTTGTCCATTGGAATCAAGGCGTAATCTACAATTTTTGTCGGATTTGTTGGATCAAATACTGGTTTTCTTAACAAGTATCCTTTTATCAACATATTCTGAACATTTCCAAAAATAGGATCAATGAGTTCTGTTGGAATACTCACAATTCCAAGAACACCCTCTTCTTCTCTTTCTTTATGTATAATGTTTTCCCAATAAATTTCACCATCCACCATCACACTTCTAAAGTATTCCCAACCTCTTTTTTCAAATTCAAAAAAACCAATGATTTTTTCAAACTCATCAGAAACATCTTTTTTAGCTTCACTTTTAAGTTTTTCAGTTGGAAATTGAATTGTTACAATTTGCCCATTGTCGTCTTTATTAATAGATTCATCGCAAATTTCATCTAATGCCTCGGCAACTTCTGAAAATGCTGCCATGACTCGATAATCACGAATTCTTGCAATTTTGTCCGCTTGGACATTTGAATACATGTATTGCGTGAAATTAGAGTCGATATTAAAAAACGCAGTGGGAGATATATCATTGTATTCAGATGAGGAACTGATACTTTGTCTTGAAAGAGCCTCTGTTCTTTTAGATCCTGTATCTTGGAAGGTCTTGAATTTGGGATTCAGCTTTGAAATAGTATCTATAACAGTATAAGATTGATATGGAAGATAAGAATTGACGTAGTTCATTAAACTACGTCCAAATGTTGATTCTCTTCCTGATGATGCATTTGCTGGCATAGGATTATTTATAACTTTTTTCGGATTTGTCTTGTATTTTTTTTCAAAAGGCTTATTATTTTACCATGCAAATATTCGATTATATCAAAAACGTTTTATTTTTTAAGAAACCCTTTGAAAAAGAGAACATGGAAGAAATTAAACAATACAATCCTTTTTTAGTGAATAGATGGATTTCCATGAATGATGGAGAGAGTGCGAATCTTGTCAATGAAACGACGAACAAATTAAATTATCTAGGAAATGATAAGGAAATGCACTATAAGATGCTTCTAAATGTCCTTCCGCAGAAGAAATATAATAGAATAAATTATATTAAAAAAGTTGAAAAAGTCGATCAAACTTCTTAAAAAACTTAAGATTACTGTTTTTTTAGTAGTTGCAAAAAACATTTACGTTGTAAATAAAAACGAAATATATGAATATTGATCAATTAACACCTCAGAGATCTCTAATAGATTTGGATGGTTTCTCACAAAATTCTCTTAACAGCGTTTTCATAGGATATAATCTATCCAAAGTATTGGATGATATTATATTGGTTGAATTAGTAGACCTCGGTGGAAACTCCAATGAAATAGTAAGAAACGGAATTGTTGTGCCAGTAAATGCTGACACACAAGCATGGAGAATTGGTAAGGTTATTCTATGTGGTCAAGGAACATCTCTTGTTAAAAAAGGCGATCATGTGATTTTCCCAAATAATAAGGGAATTATGATTTCAAATGTTGAAATTGATGGTTACGGTACTTTGGAACATGGTCAATTTTTAAACGAACATAGAATTTTTGGAATAGCAACACCTAGAGAAGATGTTCATATCAAGAGAGAATCTTAAGGCTCTTGCTCAAACTCATATTTGTGAGATAAAGTTCAGGAGAAGAAGAATGGTTGCAGGTAAGCCATTATACAGGAGAATGCTTTGCACAAGTGCTCAGAATATCTTAAATTCATTTGAGGGTAGATTCACCTTGAATTACAGACCCACAACTCCTCCTCCTTTTGGAAATCCTTTTTACGACCCAAATCAAAAAAATCTCGTTATTCTTTGGGATATTTTTAAACAAGACTACAGGGCGATTAATATGAGTTTTTGTAATTTAATAGCAAGAGTTCCTGCAAATGATGAATTTTGGCAATTTTTCTTGGACAATTACTATCACAAGAGTCCTGCTGAAAAAATGTCATGGATGAATATGTAAATTTTATGGTTGATCAAAGTGAAATATTTTTAAATAATTTACATAGGAATTTTAAATTCACTTGTAACAATAAGACACTCAAAGAGGGAAAACTCATATTGTTTAATTTGAGTGACTTCTATTATTCATTCACTTTGGATTTATCTGGATCTAAAAAACATTTTAAATTGCCAATGGCTTTTTCTATTTCTCAAACATTGAGTTCAATCCGTTTGGATTATACGATAAACACTCTTTGCCATAACATGGAAGATTTCGTTTTCAATTGTAAAATGATAAAACCTAAAATGAAAAACAATCTCTATGACGGGGTTGTTGAAATGGTTTTCATCTAAATAATACTAACAGGAGTATTATTTTGAAACAAAGTCCCTATTTTTTTGAGGTAAAGGATCTTTTGATCCAATTTTTAGCTGCATTCAACAATGTGGTCATCAAACGTTTTAATGAAAACAGGGAAATTGGACAGACGGTTCAAGTTCGATATGTCTATGCTCCGAAGCAGCGAGTCATTTATGATTTGATAAATTTCTCTCAAAATATAACATTGCCAGTTGTAAGTATCCACATGAAAAGTTTTTCTAGGGATAACAATAGAGTATTCAATAAAAATATTGGATTTTATAAACCAGATTATATTAAAGAAAAACAAAATACTAATTTGACTCATTTTTATAGGACACCAGTTCCAGTCAATATCAGTATTACTATGGATATCATGGCGAAATACCAAACGGATTTGGATCAGATCATGTCTAATTTTATTCCGTTCTGTAATCCATATATCATACTTTCATGGAAGGTTCCAGAGGAATATAATCTTCCATATATAGAAGAGATTAGATCCGAGGTACTGTGGGATGGGACGGTAAGTGTGAATTATCCAACGGATATTAACGGAAGTCAAAAATACTTTGTAACTGGATCAACATCATTCACAATCAAGGGTTGGATATTTCCTCCAGAGGAAGACCCTGTTAACAATATTTTCTTCGTAGATACGGCAATAGGGGCCGTGAAGGGAAACTTGCAAGATATGAGTTATTTTTCATTGAGTTCTCAAGTTGTTGTAAAAAAAGATTGCGCAACGTATTATAATACGGAGATAGTATCGGTTTCGGCAAATCCTCAAATGCAAGATGTAATTGAATTTGACGTTAACTTGTAATTTCTTTCTTGCAAAGTAAAAAGCTTATGCTAAATTGTGTTCATGAGTGAAGAAACAAACAAACGAGACGTAGACATGGCAAAGGCCAAAGATGAGATTGAACAAATTCTAATTAAATACAAGGCTGTTCTCATACCTGTTATTGTACATCAAGGCGATAAGACGATCAGCCGTATTGATATTGCGCCAGTAACAAAAGACTAATGTGGACTAAAAGATTCCCTTTGATTGGAGAGGATATTCCAGTCCTCTCCAAGGAAAGTCACACGTATTCTGATTCAACTGGAAAAGTATACAAATCGGTATCGAGTATTCTTTCCACGATCAAACCAAAATTTGATGTTGATCAAAAGGCTTTGGAGTACTCTCAGAGGAAAAAAATACCATTCAATGATGTATTGAAGCTTTGGGAGGAAAAAAAGACAACTGGTTTGGACTATGGTACAGAAGTTCATGAAAGCGTTGAAGCATATTTTATCAATAGGGAAATAAAAAACGAAAGATATTCGGAAATTATCAAGAAAATATTTGAAGACGTGTATTCTGAAAAAGGTTATAACGAATTGATTTGTTTTAATAAACAAAAAGGAATATGTGGAACGTCTGATTATGTTGTTTTTGACGAGGATAGTTTCGATATATCTGATTTTAAAACGAATAAGAAATTTAATTTCGAAAACCAATATGATGATAAATTTCTTCTTGATCCAGTTTCACATTTACCGAATTCCGAGTATTTCATATATGCATTGCAGTTATCTTTTTATGCTAAAATGATAGAGGAAATAACTGGACTGAGATGTGGTTCTTTGAATATTTTTTGGTTGAAAAGACAAATAGATACTAAAACAGTTTTCAAAGCAAAATGGTTGAGATACACTGTACCCTATCTTAAAAAAGAAGTTGAATCAATTTTATGTCACGTATAAGTTGGGAAAATTATGCATTGGAACTCGCAAAAACTGCGAGTATGCGATCAGAAGATCCGTATAAAAAAGTTGGGGCTTGTGCATTATCTTTTGATAATCGTGTATTGGGGGTTGCATACAATGGATTAAAGAGTGGTAAAAATCCAGATGTTTCTTTTTGGAAAGACAGAGATGCAAGAAGACCATATATGATTCATGCTGAAACAAATGTATTATCACTTTTTTCAAGAAATGAATGTCGGCTTCTTGCTGTAACTATGATGCCTTGTTCTTGTTGCGCTAGAATGATTTGCGCATGGAATATACCTGAAGTGGTATATTTTGAGGAATATAATAGCATCGAATCGAAATACAGTATGGATATATTTGAATTCTATAATGTTAAAATTACAAAATTGGAAAATTGATATGGCTTCTTTAAAACAAAAAAAATTACAGAAATTTGTTGAGATAGCGAAAGCGATGCAGCCGATACACCACTCTTATCCGACGATAAGAACGTTTCATGTGACATTTGCAATGCATAAACAAAGAACGGTGGCAATAGGAATCAACAATTACAAAACACACCCAAATATAAAAAAGTTAAATTATCAATCCGAAGAAGGGGAAGACTTGCGTGATGTTGCAAGAGTTCATTCCGAGTTCAATTGTATTTCAAAATTACAAAATAAAATGGACATTGAGAGTTTTGATGATATTGTTTTTGTGAACATACGTCTTGACAGAATGGGGAATGTAAGGTATTCTAGGCCATGTAATGGTTGCACCCACTTAATGAATCAAGTGGGTTATAAGAAAATATATTATTCTGGTGACTGTGGAAATTTTTTTGAAATGGAGAATCAATGAAAAAGAAATATCGTAAATTAGAGCAATTAAAAGAATTTGCAAAAAGTTATCAAAGTTCTGAAACGAATCTTAACAATAATAAAAAAAATTTGTTAAAAAGTAAAGAAGGTATTGCCAATCTTACTGAAAGCTCATGTATTCGTCCAGATATATATCTCGATAATGATAGAAATTGCGATGGTTGTCCTTACTTTGATCATTGTATTTGTTCCATCAAACGTTTAGAGAAAAAAAGAAAACGTTGACATTTCAACTGAAAGGTTTTATAATAAATTATGAAAATACTAGAAAAAGAATTCACATATAAGGGTTTTATTTTTAATCAACTTTATCGTGATGGTAAATTTGCTATATATGAACAAAGCAGAGAAGACTTCAAAGTGAAAAAATATGAGGCTGTTGTTATTGAATCACATAATGGTTATGATTTGGCTGGTCAACATTTTCCTCCAGCTGAAATGTATCCATCCTCGACACAATGGGGTGTTAAAGGTTTTACCTTGGATTCATATGATGATGCTTTAGACAAGGTAAAGTATTTAAAAAAAGTTGAATCGAAAAAGAAAGAAAAATAATTATGAGTAAAAATTATTCAAACCAAGCTGGTAAAGGTGACAAATATCGTCCAGTTGATGTTAAAAAATACAACGATAATTTTGATTCGATCAAGTGGAAATCAAAGGATAAAAAAGACAAAAAGTAATGTCCCAAATCGTACTTGAATCCAATATTCAACATGATGAATATACATCGAAAACATCTAGTTTTTTCGATGTTCCATTTTCGGAAAAAAGTAAGGTAGTCATCGAAAATAACATAGAACTTCCAGATGAATGGCAAATGGGTTTAATATATGGACCGAGCGGAAGTGGTAAAAGTACGCTTTTAAAAACATTCGGAAACATATCAACTCCGACTTGGGATAACGATAAATCTTTAATATCAAATTTCAATCCAATAGAATTTGAGCGAGCATCGAAGGTTTTATGTGCTGTTGGATTGTCCACCATTCCAACTTGGTTCAGGTCTTTTAATGTTTTATCTAATGGCGAACAGTTCAGAGCAAATCTTGCGAAGTCTTTGATTGATGATAAAGAGGTTCAATTGATAGATGAATATACTAGTGTTATAGATAGAACGGTTGCTAAATCAGCATCACACTCTATTTCGAAATGGATAAGAAAAGAAAATAAAAAGAAAGTAATATTTGCTTCTTGTCACGAAGATATTATAGAGTGGTTGCAGCCAGATTGGATATACAATCCCCTTGAAGGAAAAACAATCCTTCCGAGGGGTTGTCTTCAGCGACCTCAAATTGAACTTAAAATTTTCAGAGCAAAATATTCGGCGTGGGAGTTATTCAAACAATATCATTATTTGAGTAGTGATTTGAATAAAGCGGCAAAATGTTTTATTGCATTTTGGAACAATATACCTGTTGCTTTTAATGCAACCTTGTCATTTCCTCATCCATCTGTTAAAAATGCATGGAGAGGTAGTAGAACTATAGTATTACCAGACTATCAAGGTCTTGGTATAGGCTCAAGATTATCAGATCATGTTGCGAGTATGGTTGCTGCTAAAGGTGGTAGATATTTTTCCAAGACCATACATCCTTCTATGATAGAATATAGATTGAAAAATAAAAATTGGAAAGAAACAACGCACTCTAGAAAAGCAAGAAACCCTTCTAATAAAAGTATGCTTGCTAGAAATTGGAATGCTACATCGAGATTTTGTTATGCCTTTGAATATGTAGGTAAAGCCTCTACTGAGGAAGAGGCTAATGTTTTTTGGGAGAAATGTTGAAATATGAAAAATGATTGGTTTGACATTTGTGCTTGGTTTGTTATAGTAATTGCTACTATATATACGACACTTTATAGTATATATAAAATTATTGAGGTATATTTAAAATGATAAAAGAAAAAATTGAAGAAATTCTAGGAGAAGATGAAAATGTTCTACTTGCAGATGGTTTTGAAGATGCATTTGTGGGTATCGGTAGGCAATTTGGTAGACCTATTGCTGTATATGATAGATTTGAATGTATCGAGATTTTGATAAAAGAAGGAATGTCTGAAGAGGAAGCGGAGGAATATTTTCAATACAACACTGAAGGGGCATGGGTTGGTGATCAAACTCCGATATTTTTGGAGAGGATATGAAAATAGAACTCCCAAAATCTTTTTATGAACTTGGTTTGATTAAATTTAAAGAACCAGTTTATATTGATTTGTATTTTGTAGATAGGAAAAATAAAATAGCTCATTTCGAATGGGACTTTGGAATGGATTGTAAAGTATTCTTGGATTCTTGGATGTTGGAAGATAGAGCACCAAAAGGAATTAAAAATAAAGTTTTAATGCAGATTCAATATGATATTGGACACAGTTTCTTTCATTATGAAGGAGATCCAAATTATACATATTACCATTGGGCATTGGCAGCGTGGTTAAAAGATAGAGTAGAACTAGATGAAAACTTTGGACAAGATTCATACTACAAATAACCATTGACATTTTATTGCTCCTACATTATTATTTAAAAAAATGAAAAAGAAAAGCAAACCATCTAAAAAAGTATCTATAGAGTTTGATGAAAGACATCTTGGTACTCTTGCGACAGCATTAGAAGTCTATTCTCGTCTTCGTTCTGGTCAAATCAAAATGGCAATGGATACAGCATTTTGGGATAAAGAATTAACATATCAAGATGGAGAGGTTCTTGAAAGCATGGTAAGAACTATTGTTTTTTATAAAGAAAAAGAACTAATGGAAAATCGCAATTGTTATTATGGTATTGGTTGCGAAAAAATGAAAGATGGTACTGTTGCATGGGAAATTAAAAAGACTATAGAACAATATCTACATTATCAACGAAATGATGGTTATAGACAAATTTGTGATGTTTCGGGAAACGGAGCATTTCAAAGTTCTGATGTTCCTATACCAAAAATCATAGAACCTTCTCGTATGTTGTCGGAATTCGCTTATTGGAAACCACAAAAAGAATTTAGGATTCCACAAAGATACCAAGAACGAGTTGATAAAGCAATGAAAAGTAAAGACTTTACTTTAGTTTGGGAAATAGTAGACAAAGCATTTAAGAAAAATTTACCAAAAGGCTCTAGTTCTAGTGTGCAAGAAGTTGCTGGAACATATTATGTAATTGTTAAAGAAGCATATAAAAACGACTGATGAAATTTATTGATAGACACAATGTTTTAATTTTAAATAAACACTGGATACCGATTAATACTACTACGGCTAGGCATTCTTTTTCTTTGATGTATTCCGAGCATGCAAAAGGAATAATGGTTGATGAGGATAAAATGATTCCTTTGGAATGGCGTGAATGGGTTGGTTTAAAGGTCAATGAAAATGATAGAAAGGTGAAAACAGTGAAAGGATTTGTGAAAATACCTACTGTTATTGTTTTAAATCATTATGATAAAATCCCAAGACAAACTATAAAGTTCACTCAGAAAAATCTATGGGAAAGAGATAATTTTACTTGTCAATATACTGGTAAAAAAATAACAAAATTGACGGGTAATATAGACCATGTTATTCCTAAATCACAAGGAGGAAAAACATCATGGGAAAATTGTGTATTGGCGCATAAAGAAATAAACGCTAGAAAAGCAGACAAGACACCAGAACAAGCAGGTTTGAAATTAATAAAAAAACCATCTGCTCCTAGATTCATGCCAGTCTCTTTTTATATTAGGAATAAAGATAAAATAGAAGATTGGGAACTATTTTTAAATGTAATATGATAATTACCAAGATTTTTTACCATAACCTAAAATAAACCCTTCTGGTATTATTGAGTCTGGTTTTACTCTTTTTCTTATTTTTAATATAGGATCATGTATGTAAATTAAACCTTTGACATTTTTATTATTTTTAGCATTAAAATTTCCCTTAACCCATCCTTTTGGAATTTGTTGATCGGGTCTTATTCTTCTTGTTTCTTTTGTTTCAAAATTACAAATACTAATCATTCCCTTTGTATTTAAAGGGCAACCCATGATCCAACCTTTTGGCAATTGATCAATTTTCTCTATTCTGGTTCTTTCTAGTGTTTTTGGGTTATAACAATGTTTTAAATTTTTAGTTCTTTTCTGTCTTTTTGCTGACCAACTAAATCTTTCGCTAAAATATTTTTTAAATTTAGAGTATAAATTGGAATTAAAATATCTATTTGGTAAAGCTTTATTGTTTATCGTTTTCATTCTCAAAAAAGCGTTTATCATTTTATATCTATAGATATTAATAAACATTTTAACTAATAAAGCGTGAACAACAAAATGTTCTTTGGATGTCAAAAATACTATATTTTCATTTTTACTATCATAGTTTATTTTTTTAAAAGAATTTGGATAAATGTGATGACCTTCGGTATAACCAAATAATAATTTAGCTTCTTTTTTATTAAGGTTTCTTTTTAGTGCTTTATCTATAATATTAAAATACCATTTTGTATATTTGTTTTCTAGTGCTATAGTACAAACATAATCTAGATAAAAGTTATTTGATGTATAAATATTTTTGCTGGACATATTGGTTTAATTGTTGTATGTTTAGAGTCTGTGAGGATTGCAGTCCTGCGACAGACATTTTTTATTGACATTTTTAAAGTGTCTATTATTATTTATACTTAACCTTTACATTTTATGAAAAATATTATTGAAGAAATTACAAGTCTTACTGATGAATGGTATAGATTGATTGGACCTACGCACCACAAGGATAGGTGCTGCCATTGGTATATAGAAACCAAATGGAGTTATGGTCAACCTCCAAAATATAGTGTGCAACATCACGGTTACATTTTACATGATTTTGAGGAAATAGAATGTAGTTCTTATGAAGAAGCATTGACTGTTTTGAGAGATACTTTAAAAGAAAAAATAGAAGATGAAATGAAATTTATAGAAGAAAGAAATGAAGAAGATGGATGGTAATAAATTCTACAGAATAAAAAAAGTTAAGAAGGATAAGAAAGAAATGTATTTTCCTCAAAAGAAAGGTACTTTTGGTTGGAGAAATGTTTATTATGATCTATATTTTGAAACACTAGATGGTGCTAATTGTTTTTTAGATGATTATACGACACCTCAAAAAACAACAACAGAATATATAGATTATAATAATCCAAGTGCAAAACCAAGATTTGACTTGACTAGCAAATTTTTACATGTATTCTGTAAAGACGTATGAAAACATTAAACAAAAACAAACCAATTTTATTTCTAGGAGATCATCATGGAGAATGGTCTTATCTTCTTGATATCATAGACACTAAAAAAATAAGTGATTGCTATTTGATTAGCGTTGGGGATTCTGGAATTGGATTCACCGATAAGAAAAATCAAGAAAGAATTAATAATTGGCTTAATGAAGAATTTAAAGAAAGAAATATCATTTTTATGGGGATCCGGGGCAACCACGACGACCCATCCTTCTTTAATGGGTCTGATAGAGTTTCTTTAAGTAACTTTGAACTAATTGAAGATTATACTGTAGCCGAATATGATGGTAAAAAAATTCAATTTATTGGTGGTGCGGTTTCGATTGATAGAACATCTAGAACCGAAGGACGTTCTTATTGGGAAGATGAAATAGTTAAATTCGATAGAGATAAATGCAAAGAAGTAGATATTCTAGTAACCCATACTGCTCCTTCTTGGTGCTTTCCGCAACAATTTAATGAAATGGTTTATGGATGGGCAAACGAGGATGCTTATTTACTGGAAGACCTTACAGACGAAAGAGCGGTAATGGATGAAATTTGTAAGCTATGTAAACCAAGGACTCATCTATACGGACACTTTCATACTTCTTGGACTGAAAGAGTAAATGGTTGTGTTCATAGGCTTTTGGACATAAATGAAATTTGGGGAAATGTTGAATTTTAAAATGATAAATATTATAATGAATGCATTGTCGTCTACTTCGGATTTTTACATCAATTCCTTAATTTATAGGGAATTTTTGGAAGAAAGAGAAGAAGTATTGAAACATAAGTGGTTGGAAAGTGAAAAAAAAGGCTATGATATTGGTTATAGTGCTGCTCTAATTGATTGGATTTTAAAATATAGAAACGGTTGGAGAAATTGTAGAAAGAATAAAGCATGAGAACTAGTAGTAAACAAATTATCGCTTTAACGCTTTTTATTATTTGTAGTATTTTATATTTCTTCTTGATATCTTACCTGAAGTAAGATATTATTGTCGCATGAAAGTTAGTCTTCCTATAGAGGAGGGATATTTTAATATCACTCCAAATGAGTTTTGTGGTCTGGATTGTTATTTGATAACTCCAGAAATGGATGCTAAATGGAATAAAAACAACCTTTTTTACAGATCTTTAATTGTTGATAGAGAAGGAAACGTTTTGTCTTCTGGTTGGCCGAAGTTTTTTAATTATGGAGAAAAACCAGAATGTTATCCGAAATTAGAGGATTATAATGATTGGCGTTTTGTTGATAAAGTAGATGGTTCTTTGGTTATTTGTGACTATGTTAATGGCCAGTTCTCGATGAGAACCAGAGGCACTGTTTCTTATAAAACACTACCTAATGCAGAAGACTTTGAATTACTTCCAGAAAAGCATCCAAAAGTAGTTGAGTTTTTAAAAGAGAATCCACATCTTACTCTTTTGTTTGAAATTGTAACTCCTAATAATGTTATTGTTGTTAGACCAAAAGAAATAGAATTTTATCTTCTTGGTTCAATAAACAAGAATGGAATGGTTGTGGTTTCCAATCAAGACTTAACCGACATATGGAGAAAAATTGGACCCATTTCAATGCCACAAACGTACCAGTTTGATAATTTTTCCGATTTATCCAAAATATATCAACATATCAAAAATTGGAGAGGAAAAGAAGGAATTGTAATTTCTTACAACAATAATCAAAATAGAATTAAGTTAAAATCTGATTGGTATTGTTTCATTCATCGTGTTAAATCTCAATTAAACTCCACCGATAATTTAATTGATTTTTATATAGAAAAGGAAATGCCTTCTTTGGAAGATTTTTATAAAATAATTGAAACTGAATTTGATTATGAAATCGCCATTCAATTAAAAGATGAAATGGAAAAAATTTGCGATGCAGGAGAAAAAGCAAAAAAATATATTGACAATTTACTTGAAATGATTCATGATATTAGAAAAGTAGAAACCAGAAAAGAACAAGCGGAAATGATAAAAAGAAATTGCGGAGATAATTCGGGTTATGCTTTTTCTATATTGGATAATAAAGAAATAACTAAAATACAGTGGTTTAAAATGATTAAAAAATATTATGAAAGTTAAAGAATTAATAGAGATATTACAAAAAGAAGATCCCGAAACGTTGATTCTGATTGATGGTTATGAGGGGGATTATACAACTCCAAGAAACACACATCAATTTTATGTAAAAGAGCAGGAAGCCGAATGGTATTATGGTGAATATGAACCCTGTTCGAAAGAAGATCCAGACGCAATAAAAGCAATACTATTACCAAGAAAAAACTATGTATTTTAATTTTACAATAAGGAACTTTTGCAAACCAAGAAAAGAGTTTAAAAAATATTTTTCATTTTATAAACAACTTTCAAAATATAAAAACATAGAATTTGAAATATTTTATTCGGGAGATAACATTTTTCAATTTGAATTGGTTCTTTGTCCAATTGCGGAAGATCATGGCAGTTCGGGTATAAATTTAAATTTTTTGGGATATGAAGTAGGATTAATAATTTATGATTCTCGTCATTGGGATTATAAAAATTGGTGTTGGGAGGAATAGTAATATTTAAATTATACCTTTTATTTTTAATGAATTTAAATGTTTTTTATAATTTCCTGCATTAAAACATTTATTACAATGTTTACACTCAGTAGTAAGTGTTTTGGCTTTTTCTGATATTTTTTTTCTAACATCTTTGTTTTTAGCGGGATTTAAATCGCCATTCATTTCTGGTCTTAATCTACCTTTACCAGTAGTTCCATTTTTTAATTTTGTTTCATTCGCTTTTAGTATAGAAAATTGTATTTGTTCTGATGTTCTTTTTCTTTTAGTTTGATTTGATTTTAACACTGCAATTCGTATTTGTTCTGGTGTTTTTTTGCTGCTTACTATTTTATGCGATTCTGACATTTTTAATAATGTTTCCTTTGTATATTTTCTATTTACACATCGTTTATTACCTTTAGCCATTTCAGATATTTTTCTTTTTGTTTCTTCTGAATGCTTTTTACCAAAAAAATGATTGTTGGAACCACTGATAGTTTTCTTGAATTCTTCACTTCTTACTACACCACTTGAACCAGTACCGCCATCGCATCTATTTCTTAAAATACCAGTATTATTGTCAATTCTACCCCACCATGCTATCAATCTTCTTTCTAATGCAAGTGCTCCCAATTCGGTTAAATTATTTTCTAATATTACTATATATTTTTTATTCGGCATATGAACCGATGTGTGTTTTCCTTTATTTTCATTAGTCCACGCTCTTCTACCACTACCTTTTCCTATATAATATGGAGTTCCTGCTTTTGCAATTTTAGAATTTTTTTCACGTATATATGCGTACACGTAAAACCTTAAAGGATTATTATTGTTTTTCATAGTTTGTCGCATAAATATTTATCTCCACCGTGTTACTTTTTCATAGTTGTCGCAAACTTTTATTTTAACACGGTGGAGGTTTTTTATTGACATTTATATAAAATATATTAATATTGGGTTATATGGATAAAGAACTCGAATTAGAACTTGTAAAAAAATACCCCAAAATTCTTAAAGAATATGGTGGAGATCCAATGCAAACTTGTTTAAGCTGGGGCTTTGAGTTTGATAATGGTTGGAACACATTGATTTCTAAGTGTTTAGAAAAACTTCAATATTTTTGTGATCTTTGCTCAAAGGACGGAAAAGAGGTACAGGTTGTTGCGAACCAAGCCAAGGAGAAGTACAGCAGCCTCCGTTTTTATGTAAGTGTTTATGGTGCAAATAGTATTGAAAATAATATTATAGATGACATCATTAATCAAGCGGAAGCAGAGTCCGCTAGAACATGTGAAGTCTCAGGAAAATATGGTGAATCTTGCAAACGAGGTGGTTGGTATAAAACTCTATGTTACGAAGAAGCAAGAAAGCTAGGTTATGTAGCTTGCAACGAATCAACCGAAGCTTACTGGAAAGAAAAAGACGCAAAAGGAGAAAAAAATGACGACCACGAAGAACTTGGAACAACTTGAAGAAGCCGCCTTTTACGAAAGTGGGTTATCTGCTGATGGATGTTTAGAAAAATTAGATTATTATACAAACGAAGCCATTAAAAGATACGGTAGATTTCTTTTAGAAAAACAAAAAGAAAACTTCATAAACGGATTTCAAGGATGTTGCTATACATGCGAACCTGTTGGAATTCTTAATCAAAAACTGGAAGAACAACTTAGAGCAATTGAAGAAGATGGCACAGAAGAACATAACAATGCGGTAGAGCTTCGCATGAAACTTGCAGAAACTCTTGTTAAAAATGATGAACTTAAAAAAATAGCTAGAAAACTTTACGGTACAGTTCTTCATGTATATGAATTAGCTAAAGTAGATCCCTTGGTTGTAATCGGCCCTTCTCTATATAAAGAAGCGGCTGAAGGAGCAAAAGAATATGAAGATTTTGAATGAAATTCTTGAAAAAATTTTATTCTTTCTAATCATTCTTGCATTGATATTATCGGCTTTTGTTTTTGGCTCTTATATACAAACGCAAAACAAATTAGACATGCAAGAACTAGAAGAAATTGTGGATAAGGAAATAAATGAAAACCATGGAAAAAGAAACTAAATATAAATTTGTCGAAACTACAGGCTGTACTGCATTTGATTTTGTAGTAAATGATACTTCATTATCTGTATTATCGAAAGAAGAAATTAATGAAATTCTAGATTACCTTTTTGTTAAAGTTAAAGAAGGTATTAACGATAATACAATACTCTTCCCTGATGTGGTGAAATTGTTCCAACCTGATGATTGGCATTATGGTACGGAAAATTGTGAAAGTTGTGGCGACACTGTGGATGATATGACATGGAACATATGATTAAAGAACTAATATACCAAGTATCTGGATTGCTGATGACTTTTTGTTATTTGATTTGTACATTACCACAAATAATTAAAACATATAAAACCAAATCTGCTAAAGACATATCGGCTGGTTCTTTGGGTTTAGTTGTTTCTGGTCATATATTTTCTATAGTATATGCCACATTTGGAAGCAATAACATTTGGGTTTTTGTTTGTGCATTGGGTGGTTTGATATCATCTGTCATTATGTTGATTCTTTGGAGCAAATACGGAAAACAATAATATGATTTTAGCACTATCCGATATCCATTTAGGAAGTCCAATATGCCAAGCCGATTTGACCTTGGAAATTCTGGATGTGATTTGCCAATTACCTATGCTTTGATAGATGATAGAGGTAATATAGAATTAAAAAATTATGAATGAAACATTTGAAGAATACAAGTACGCAATTCGTCACAAACCTACTAAAAAATGGGTTAATTTTAAAAATGATGATTTAGAATTAACGGCAACCGCTATAGAATTAGTGGATTTCAAGGATTGTTTAATTGTAGCGGCTAGAGATTATCTTGAACTGTTTTTAAAAAGGAGTTCATTTAATAATAATCCAAATTATGGTAATGAAAATTTTTTAGAATTTGAGCTTGTAAAAATAAAAACAACATATACAATAGAATCATGAGCGATTTTACAAAACCATATACACCGAAAGGAAAACATCCAGAAGACGCAATCTATGAAGTTAAAGAGTTTTTTAGAAAACTACAAGACGTTCAAGAAGATTATTTTCAAAGATTGTCTAAAGGATTAAAATTAACCGAAGAAGGAGAAGAATATCTTTTCGATTACATTTATAATACATATAATGAAGTTGACGAAATTGACGACTTTTCTCATTATCTAGAAACCCTTGGTAGAAACTACAAAGATTTAATTAAAAAATAATTATGTTACAAAAAATTGATCCATTTATTGCGGCTTGTATATTTATGATAGTTTGCTCGTTTGCTTTTTTTACTTTTTTGATTAAAACAGAAAACGAAAACAAAAACAAGAGAAT